CTCTCAGTGAAATTCTTAGACCACGTGCTGACAACGGAGATCAAAATGGATTTCAAGATCCCAATCCGTACCCCAACACACAACCAGGCCAGAAATCGAGTTAATTATGAGTCAGATGTTCTTCTACGATGCGCAAATCCGACGTTTTCTACTACAGTTTACCCGGATCATCAGCAACTTTCAAATTGAATACGGCAACGAAACAGATGGTGTGAACAATGCCACCTTGATTCGTGTGCCGGTTCGTTATGGAGATGCCAGTCGCAATGCACAGGTTATCATTCAAGAGAACAGTCGTAACTCAATGCCAGCGGCACCCTTGATGACCTTCTATGTGTCAAGCCTGGAGTACGATCGTCCCAGAATGCAAGAGCCTTATCATGTGAGCAAGGTCAATGTACGCCAACGCACTTATGATACCGCAACTGAGTCCTATGAGACCACACAAGGCAATGCCTTTACCATAGAACGACTGATGCCTGTGCCCTACAAGCTGGGTATTACACTGGATATTTGGACCTCGAATACCAATCAAAAAATGCAGTTGTTGGAACAACTGCTGACCCTGTTCAATCCCAGTCTTGAAGTGCAAAGCACAGACAACTTCATTGATTGGACTAGTTTGAGCACAGTTGATCTTGAATCAGTGACCTGGACTTCAAGAACTGTGCCAATTGGCACTGAGAATCCCATTGACATGGCCACCATTAAATTTTCATTGCCAATTTATATTTCAGCTCCAGCCAAGGTCAAGAAACTGGGCGTGGTTGAACGCATTATCATGAGCATGTATGATGCTCAAGGTGATTTGAGTAATGCTGTCACAGACAATGATCTGTTGTTGGGTACCAGAGTGTTAATTACTCCAGGCAATTATGAATTGGTAGTGATTGGTAATCAATTACAGTGTTTACAACCACGCACTATTGTACCAAATGGCAGCAACAACAACCTTGACCCTGCATCAATTGTGTCGGGCAGTAGCCTGCTTTGGCCCGCTGTGATCAGCATGTATGGTGTGTTACGTCCAGGTATTAGTCAAATTCGTCTGCAACAACAAGATGAATCATTTGTTGTTGGTACAATTGTAGTTAACCCCAACGATGATAGATTTTTGTTGTTTGATGTTGATACTGACACTGTGCCACAAAACACACTGGATCCCATTGATGCTGTGATCAATCCCTTGGCCAGTGGTCCAGCTGATGGGCTAGATTCAGCCATAGAAGGACAACGCTATCTGTTGACCGAGGCCACTGGTTCACAAAATAATGTTGAACCAGCATCAGCCTGGATTGGCGCCAATGGAAGGCCCTTGATTGCAGAGGCCAATGACATTGTTGAATATACCAACAGCTACTGGCGAGTGGTTTTTAGAGCCAGCGGACAGCCAGCCGGCCAGTATGTGACAAATATCACTACTGGGATCCAATATGAATGGGATGGCGATTCTTGGGTCAAGAGTTACCAAGGTGTGTATGTTGGAGGCACCTGGTCTTTAGTTCTGTAATATGGATTTAAATACTTTGAAAGCAGTTGGCGTGTGGTTCCGTAGTAAAGACACAGGACGCTATCTCTATCTCTTACGCAACGATACCAAACATCCAGGAGCTTGGGGCCTGCCCGGTGGCAAGATTGAAACAGGTGAAACCTTGCTGGGCGGAATGGAACGTGAATGCATTGAAGAACTGGGATTCTTTCCCACCTACTTGCGATTGATACCACTGGAAAAATTCACCTCAGCAGATTCAGCTTTTGAATATCACACCTGGATCTGTGTAGTGGCTTCAGAATTTACACCTAGACTCAACTATGAACACCTGGGCTATGCCTGGATTGATGCAGGTGCTTGGCCTCGACCCATGCATCCAGGACTGTGGAATACCATGAATATTGATGCTGTTCAGCAAAAGATACAGCAAGTGGAACAGACGTTATAGTCTACCAACCACAATTTCAATTGTGCCTGACTCACCATCAAAGTTCTCTAGAGCCTTACCAATCACGGTTCCCATGGCAGGTGCTGCACTGGCTTGTGCGTAGCCATTGCCTGCTGTGACCATCATGTCTCCTTTACGGATTGTGCCAACTACTTTGGTCGGGACTCGTCCGGTCAATGCGACTGCCGCAACATGTTCTGCTTCAAGTGTGCTATTCATCAAGTGAGCAGGATTGGTAGAAACCACACCAGCCACTCGCGAATCTGCACACACCGCAGCTAAGGTAACTTCATTGTTGCCACCAAATACCAGCACAGTGCCCGGGGTGTATTCAGCGTCTGCGGCATACATTTCTGCCAAGTCAGCATACTGTGCTGAAGTAGCTTTGGCGAATACTGTGTTGTAACTGAGTGTTGCACTGCCAATATTGGCAGTGGCATTGGCTGTGGGCATGATATTGGCACTGATATTGACATTGCCTGTGCCATTTGGAGTCAGCACAATATTGGCATTGGCAGCAGATGTTTGAATGTCCAATTGAGCTGAATCAATGATGGCACCAGATATCAACAAATTACCAGCAGTGATATTGCCAGTGGTCACTGTCAAACTTGTGCCGGTAATGCCAGCACCTGTTACTGCGCCCGATACAGAAATACTTGTGCCGGTCATTACCCCACCCACAACTGACGCACCTGTCACAGCACCTGACACAGACACACTTGAGCCTGTCATTACCCCACCCACAACTGACGCACCTGTCACAGCACCTGACACAGACACACTTGAGCCTGTCATCACGCCGCCTACTACTGATGCACCTGTTACTGTACCAGTAACTGATACACTTGAGCCTGTCATCACGCCGCCTACTACTGATGCAGCGGTGACAGCGCCAGTAGCGGATATGGCTCCGCCGGTTCTCAAATTGCCACCTGTGATGTTGCCAGTGGCACTTATCAGTCCACCTGTTAAGACATTACCACCAGTTATGTTACCAGTGGCACTTGCGGTGCCGCCTGTGGCCACGTTACCACCTGTGATAGTGCCAGTGACACTCACAGTTGTACCTGTATGTGTGGTAGCGTTAACATTGGCTCCGCCTAGCACATTGCCACCTGTGATGTTGCCAGTGGCGCTTATCAGTCCACCTGTCAACAAGTTGCCGCCAGTAATATTTCCACCAGTAATTGCACCAGTTGCTGATATCAATCCACCGGTTAACAAGTTGCCACCAGTGATGTTGGCTGTGGCACTCATTGTTGTAGAACTAATTACATTGGCACCAGTGATATTACCTCCAGATCCTGTAGTAGTGATATTATTGCCAACAATATTGCCAGTCACACTTAGACCTGTGACCATGTTCACATTACCAGTTCCGTTTGGAGTAAACACAATATTGGCATTGGCTGCTGAGGTTTGAATGTCCAACTGAGCTGAATCAATGATAGCACCACTGATTAACAAATTACCACCTGTAATGTTGCCAGTTGACACTGTCAAACTTGTGCCAGTTATTGCCGCACCTGTAATGGCACCAGTGGCTGATATCAATCCACCTGTGAGTATGTTACCACCTGTGATATTTGCCCCAGTTATGGCGCCAGTGGCTGATATCAATCCAGCTGTCAATAAGTTGCCACCTGTGATATTTGCCCCAGTGATAGCGCCAGTGGCACTGATTAGTCCACCAGTTCGTAGATTACCACCATCAATGTTGCCAGTGACACTGACTGTTGCACCTGTGTGAGTGGTAGCATTAACATTGGCTCCGCCCAGTACATTGCCACCTGTGATGTTGCCAGTTACTGATACGCTTGTGCCTGTCATCACTCCACCCACAACACTTGCACCTGTTACAGCACCGGTTACTGATACACTTGAACCTGTGATTACTCCACCCACAACACTTGCACCTGTTACAGCACCAGTGACACTCACGCTTGAGCCTGTCATTACGCCACCCACAACCGATGCTGCTGTGACTCGTCCAGTTACACTCAAATTGGCACCGGTGTTGACATTACCAGTTCCATTTGGAGTAAACACAATATTGGCATTGGCAGCAGATGTTTGTATGTCCAATTGAGCTGAATCAATAATGGCGCCACTCAGAATTAAATTACCACCTGTGATGTTGCCAGTGGTCACTGTCAAACTTGTGCCAGTAATGCCAGCACCTGTTATGGCACCAGTTGCTGATATCAATCCACCTGTGAGTATGTTACCACCTGTGATGTTTCCTGTGGCACTTGCGGTGCCACCTGTGGCCACGTTGCCACCTGTAATGGTACCGGACACAGATACTGTAGTACCTGTCAATGTGGTAGCATTGACATTGGCGCCGCCTAATATATTGCCACCAGTGATGTTACCCGTCGCTGATATCAGGCCACCTGTCAAGATGTTGCCACCAGTTATGTTGCCTGCTGTGACTGTGCCAGTGGTTGATATTGTGTTTGAACCAAATGCAGCCAAGAATGTGGCTGCATTAGCATCTGTATAACCTGCTGGTAGTCCTGTTAGTGCTGATCCATTACCAAGAATATATCCACCACTGATATTGGCAGTGGTAGTGATATTGGCAGCCGAAACCAATGCACTTACAACATTACCACTTAGGCTAAGTCCTGCGGCATTCAAATTACCGCCTGTGACGTTGCCAGTAACTGAAGTGGATGAGCCAGTGATAGCTCCACCTACTACACTTGCACTTGTTACTGTGCCTGTGACACTCAAACTTGTGCCAGTTGCTGCGCCAATGTTTGGTGTGGTAAGGGCGGCTGACGCTTTAACAATAATGTTACCACCACCGTCAAATGCTGTGGTAGAG